AAAGAAGCAAAAAGATACAGAAAGAAAGCTAAAGCTTTAACAGTAGAATGGATTCAATCACTCATCCCGGAGGAAGAAGCAAAGAAAGTTAATGTAGAAAACTTTCAAGACTACATGCCGGACCAAAAATATGTATACGCTAATAAAAAGTTTATGCTGTCTGCGTTTTCAGAGAGATGGTTTTATCAAAATTTAAAGAGGCTAAACAAGAAGCTAGACTCTGTAACTCTAAAGGATTTTCAAAGTGAAGAGGGGTTATAGAAAGCCACGTAAGGTTAGACCAATAGAAAAAAATATTCCTAAAGGATATGATTCGGGGTGGGAGTACACATTACATCAGTCTGTTTTAAAGTCTTGGAGTCATCACTCAGAGAAGATAAATTATGTTGTTGAACATAAATACGAACCGGACTTTACACAGACTATTGATGGTGTAGAATATCTACTAGAAGCTAAAGGTAGGTTCTGGGACTATCAAGAATACAATAAGTATGTTTGGATACGTAAATCATTGAAGCCTACACAAGAGTTAGTGTTTTTGTTTTCTAGTCCTACTTCTCCTATGCCTCAAGCGAAAAGAAGAAAAGACGGGACCAAAAGAAGTCATGCAGAATGGGCAGAGAAAAATAATTTTAAATGGTATAGTGAGCATACGCTCCCGGAAGACTGGATATAAATATGGAATATAAATTTGATGAGAACATAAACATACATGGTGTTAAACAATACATTGATAGCACCTACAAACAACACTACGCTCACTCTAAGTATCAAGCCACAGATATGATTATAGATGCAGGACATGGTGAAGGTTTTTGTATAGGAAACATAATGAAGTATGCTATGAGGTATGGTAAAAAGAATGGTAAGTCTGATGCAGACCTACTTAAAATTATACACTATGCTTTGATAGCTTTGTATTTAAATAACGAGGAAGAAAATGATAGATGATAAAGTAGGAGTTAAACCTTATTTAGGTATTAACATTAATTACAATAAAGAAAAGAAACTAGACCGCTTTAGTTTAGATACACTTAAAGATAGATACCTCTATCAAGAGGAAGGAGAAACTTATGCACAAGAAGCCTTTGCAAGAGCTGCAGTCTTTGCTTCAACATTTAAAGAACACACCGATTTCGAGTTGGCTCAGAGACTTTATAACTACTCTTCCGACCTATGGTTCATGTTTAGCACTCCTATTCTTAGCAATGGGGGAACCAATAGGGGTTTACCTATTAGCTGTTTTCTCAATTACGTACCTGATAGTCGCGATGGTTTATCTGCTCACTATGATGAAAATATTTGGCTCGCAAGTACAGGTGGAGGCATTGGTGGATATTGGGGAGATATTAGAAGTAATGGCATCGCTACTGCTAACAATAGTCGTTCTACTGGTTCAATACCATTTATGAAAGTAGTTGACTCTCAGATGTTAGCCTTTAATCAAGGTATAACACGAAGAGGGTCCTATGCTGCCTACATGGATATTGACCACCCGGAGATAGAAGAGTTTATCAACATTCGTAAAGAATCCGGGGGCGACATAAATCGTAAGTGTCTTAATCTACACAATGGCATTAATCTAACTAATGAGTTCTTACAAGCAGTAAAGAATGATGATGACTGGAGACTGATTGACCCTAAGACGAAAGAAGCTGTCAAGATAGTTAGTGCTAGAGAGTTATGGTGGCAGATATTAAATGCTAGAGCAGAGACTGGTGAGCCTTACATGGTTAATATAGATAACTGTAATGATGCTTTACCGAAGTCTCAAAAAGATTTAGGTTTAGAGATAAAACAAAGTAATCTTTGTTCTGAAATAACATTACCTACCAATGAAGAAAGGACCGCAGTTTGTTGTTTATCTTCAGTAAATCTAGAGCACTTTGATGAATGGTCTAACGATGAACAGTTCATTGATGACCTCGTAACTATGCTTGATAATGTTTTACAGCATTTTATTGATAATGCTATTGACACATCTGAAATTGGGGAGTATAATGCTAATTACAAACGTTTTTCTAATCATGTCAAACCAGATAAAAAATCATTTACAAAAGCTGCGTATTCAGCTTACAGAGAAAGGTCCATTGGATTGGGAGCAATGGGGTTCCACGCTTATCTACAACGTAAAGGGATTCCTTTCGAGGGTATATTCGCAACTGGCTTTAACTACAGAGCTTTCCAACACATTAAAGGAAAGGCTACTGATGCTACTAAAAGACTTGCCGAAGAACGTGGTGAAGCTCCTGATATACATGGTAGCGGCCATCGTAACGCTCATCTTTTGGCTATTGCTCCTAATGCCAGTAGTAGCATTATATGTGGTGGCACTTCCCCTAGCATTGAACCATATCGTGCTAACGTATATACGCACAAAACTTTATCCGGTTCTTACCAAGTTAAGAATAGAAATTTAGAAAGTCTTTTCAAAAAGAAGGGCCTAAAAGCCAAAGACCTTGAGCAGATATGGAAAGACATTGCTGCTAATGAAGGGTCCGTACAGCACTTAGATATTCTAGATGAAAAAGAAAAAGAATTGTTTAAAACCGCAAATGAGATTAATCAAATCTGGATAGTTGAACATGCATACAAACGACAAGAGTTTGTGTGTCAAAGTCAAAGCGTAAATTTGTTTTTTGTTTTTCCTAAAGCAACCGAGTCCCAAGAAATACATGACGAATACTTACAGTATGTAAACGATGTGCATTGGTATGCTATGCATACTTTAAAGTCTTTGTATTATTTTAGGTCTGATGCTGCTAGAAATGCAGAGAATGTTAATATTAAAATACCTCGTATAAGATTAGAGGAAGTGGATTGTATAGCTTGTGAAGGATAAAAAGTTTAGTGAGTTTTGTAGACGCATGTGGTTAGACCATTGCGATGAAAATAAAACACCCTTCTCTATCACCTACACAGAACAAGAATATAAAAAAGAATTTAACAAATGGCTACTGAAAAAGTATGCCGAAGAAATGGAGGAAGACAATGCCTCAAACTAAAGAACAGCTAGCAATTAAAAAGAAAGCATATAATGAAATAAATAAAAAACAAATAGCTGCTCAACGAAAAGAATATAGAGAAAAAAATAAAGAAAAAATTGCTGTTTATATGAAAGGATACAGAAAAGTTAAGAAAGTATTAATAGCTGATATAAATCAAATTTGGAGAACTAAACCAAAAAATAAACAAGCTTTAAAAGAATACAATAGAATGGCTAGGTATGGTATTACACCTGATAGTTTTAAAAGGATGCTTAAAGAACAAAATAATAAATGTAAAATATGCTCAGTCGAATTTGACGAGCTTATACCTAATCAAAAAATTAATGTAGACCATTGTCATACAACTAATAAAGTTAGGGGTCTTTTATGTTCTCTTTGTAATAGAGGTTTGGGACAGTTTAAAGACAGCACAGAAAGATTAACAAACGCAATTAACTATTTAGAGGAAAACACATGAGTATACTAGGAACAAGAGAACATTATAAACCCTTCGAATATCCTTGGATGTTTGATTACTATGTTCTACAAAATCAAATGCATTGGATGCCTGAATCAGTTCCTTTGCATAATGATGTCAAAGACTGGCAAGAACTTAGTAAAGAAGAAAAGAATCTATTAACACAAATCTTTAGATTGTTCACACAGTCAGATGTAGATGTTGGGTCCGGGTACGTAGACAAATACATGCGTATCTTTAGAAAGCCGGAAGCCCGGATGATGATGACTTCATTTGCTAACATGGAGTCCATACATCAACATGCTTATAGTCTTTTATTGGATACTGTCGGCATGCCTGAAATAGAATACAAAGCCTTTGCAGAGTACGAAGAGATGTCTGATAAGCATGATTACGTTGGAGAGTTTAAACCCACATTAAAAGATAAACAAAGCATTGCAAAGACTCTTGCAGTCTATTCAGCTTTTACTGAAGGCTTACAACTCTTTAGTAGCTTTGCTATCTTATTAAACTTCCCTCGTTTTGGACGCATGAAAGGCATGGGGCAAATAGTGACTTACAGCA